CATCATAGACATTGACAGCGTAAGTTGCATTTGAAAATGCTCTTGTATTTCGTTTAATTCAGATGCTTGAAGTGGAAATCCCGGCCTGAAACCAACGAATTGATAATTTTTAGGACTTTCGGTATCGCCGGCAGACCATGCCAATTCTTGAGATTCAACTCTACTATTATAGGGTGTAGTTGCCGAGTATGATAATGGGAATGAAGGATTCCCACCTTGATATAGTGGTGCTATTGGTTTTGCCATTTTAATCTCCTATTAAGTTTTCTCCACCTGCAAATATGATTTCAATACTGAAAGTTGCTGAAGAAATGTCTTCTCTAATTTTATCTGCTTCTGGTATATTTAATTTAAATTTATTTACATGAAGCACATCTGTTTTTTCTGGTGCAAGTTTAGAACCACTGGTTGAAACTGATGGAGTTTCAGTAGAAGAAGATATCCAAACCTTTCCAGCATCATCTGTAAAATCTTTGTTAAATGTGTCGGCCGTGTTTGCGCGGAAGATTTCTAAAATTAATTTATTATCTTCTAAATCTGTTCGTGCATTAGCAACTGTTCCGTATTTGCCGTTAAAATCAAAACTAGATTTAATTTTGTTATCTGCATCAGCCCCCCTAACTTCAGCATTAGTATATTTATTTTTTTCTGTTAATCCTGTTGTTGCAGAAATCGAATTTGTATTTTGCCAAAATGGTGCATCATCTTCTCCTCTTAAAATCACAATTCCATAATTAGTAAAAGAACCAACATCAGTAGCGTCTGTTATATTTTTTAATAATACTTCCGTTTTTATCATTGTTTGAATACCACCAACCAAATCGCCAATATTTTTGTGCATATCTGGTAAGTGTGTAATCCTAAAATGTTCTTCTTTGATATTTGGACAAATGAGTTGCAAAGCATCGTAGTCAATTTTTGGTGCAACGTCATATCCAAAACCATAATCAAGAATGGTGAGTCCCACAATATATTCTTCGTTTTCTTTATTACCTTCAGTTGCTAATATAATATGAGCAGGAGTTGTACAGTTTCCATTCAGTGTAAGTTTCTTTTCAACTCCTCTATATGCTGAAGAAATCTTTCTTTGTTCAGTTGAGAGATTTTCAAACTCTTGAGTTAAGGAAACATAAATTTTTCCTTTAAGGTTGTTTTTCCATGCTTTAGAATATTTTGCATTTCGTATTGGAGTTCCTCTTGTCGGAAGATTAAATTCTGATAAAATAGCATCAGACTTTTCAGCAATATCAATAGAACATGCACAGGGACCACAATCGTTGGGATAGTTTTCACCATCACAATCCGAACACTTTTCACCAGTACCGGCCGTAAGCCCAATTCCACCAGTAAACTTATTAAAAACATAATGCTTATCTAATAATTTTGCCTGTTCTATACATTTATAGCACTTTGTGCATGAACATTGATAAAAATCTCCAATTGCGTAGGTAACACCTGCGACTGAATCGTATGAAGGAGTTTTATAATATAAACAACAAGTACCAGTTCTCTGTTCATCACCCACACCACATATAGATGATGCTTGATTTATTTTTGTACTGGATGACTTTTCAATAAATTCTTCATATTCATTATCAATATTGCGAACAGACATCCATTTCTTTGATACTGAATCAATCCCATCCCAAAGTTTTGCAACTGTAACGTATACCCATCCATTAGCCGTTGTACTTATTTCATCTGAAGGTACTGGAAGTCCTTTATCCAAATTTTGTGTTGAGTAGTGTGCTTCTCGCCAATTTAATTTAGAATTTCCAAGAAAAAGAAATAAGTTCCCCTTAGTATCAGCAAACCAAGATTTATTATTTTGGATTGCATATGAATCATCTCCTCTAAAGAATCCTGGATATGTTGAAGCAGTGATGTATTTATTAGTACCATCGGGAATTCTTGCAACTGCTTTGAAATCATCATATGAAAGTTTCTGAGCGTATGCCATAGAACCACTAAAATCAATTTTACTTTGCGGGGAATTTTGCGTGGTTGATGTAGAAGAATTTGTAGAAGAATTACCAAAAACTAAACTAAGACCCTCCATGTTTCGTAGAGCAGTTATGTTTAGGTTGGTAAGTTTATTTGTAAATGGTGATTTATTTACTGTCATTTATTGTTTCCTTACGGGTAGCACGCCCCTCCTGGTTTATCGTTGTATGCGGTGCATCCTGTTATTCCTGTGTTTGGACTATTTTCTAATGGTGAAAGATATATAAACTCTCTAATATATATCTTACTAAACTCACTCTGAGTTGAAGTATCCCCAGAAATTCCATCAGACCAATCTGGATAATTATAAACGGGCGCGCCCTGTATATATCCACCTCTATCTGTTCCTTCGGCAACATCACCGCCGTGTAAAATAATACCGCCAGCACCTATACCATCCCAACCACTTCCGTATGTCCAACCCTTCAATCCACCTAAGTCATCTTCCGCAATAGCATTAAACATTGCTGTTGGACCATCATGAGTGAATCCACTACCAGAACACCCCCAACAAACAGGCAGGGAAGCAGTGTCATCCATTCTATATGCAAAATAATTTTTCAGTCTTGGAACTTCTCTGAGGTTGAATCCCCCATCAAAATCATCAGGTGGAATATAATCTTGTTCTGTTTTTTCCCAGAAACCTTTCATTCCCGCAGGATGCAACATAGACTGTAAAGCATCAAAGTAAATCGGCAATCCAGTATCTTCATCTGTTTCGTCTATTTGTGCATTTACCACATAAGAAAATTCTTGATACCAATTACTATCTTGAATCTTGTATCTACCATTAAGATAACTACCACCAAGATGCCATGTTTGTTCACCCTCTACAGCCCCGCCGTAGTGTCCAGTTACACCCTCTTCTGTGATAACATCCCAACTGTCAATTTTCCCTCCATTAAGTCGAAGAATATCTGCCTTGGGATAATAGAATTCTACATCGGAAGCATTAGAACCAAACAAAGATGAAAAGAAATATTCATATGCAGATTCTGTACTCTTTTTTTGGTAGAATGATTGTCGAACATTTTTAATAAACTTCCGAATTCCAGTATTGGTAAGGTATGTACGATATGAAGAACCGTCACCCGTACTTCCAATATACCATGTGGGAAATCCAGATGCATATGTGTATGTAAAATGCTTTAGGAATTCTATTGGAGTATTATCAATATCAATTAACTCCACAATTCCTGTCGTAAATTTTTTATTTATAGTTGTTGTGCTTAATTTATAATTACTAAAGTTATATAACCAATCGTAATATGCTTGTGTAAATTTTACAAGATAGTTACTAGGTGATGCAATTTCACTTCTATCTAAAATCCACTTAGGAAACAAATGACGAACATCAATAACAGAATCTACAACTTTATTTAATGTAAATTCTGCCTCGATGGTTTGTCCCACCAAAAGCATTCTATAGAATTCATTCTGCGGAGATTGTTTAATTGGAATTGAACCGAAAAACATATTAAGTTTAGTTTATACTTTCTAGTGTTAATTCAACAATAGCACTGGATACTATATTTTCATTTCCTTTAAATATAGAATTTAAAGGAACAACTTCAACATTGAATGGTTCGGCCGCAACTTGAGGATTAATTATCACAATACCTTCTTCTGAATTCCAAATTCCTGCACCAGACAGTCGCGCAAGTAATCCACCATCTGTATAATAATATCCCTCAAGTTCTTGAATGTTATTATTAACTGTACCTGTAGTCCTTAATCTTATTTTTTGTCCATCGGGAATATTGTCAAATATCCCCCCAGCAATAAATTCTGAAGTTGCAAAACTAGATTGTAAAAGTTGATGTTTAAAGTATAGTGTTTTTGCTTCAAGTAACTGATTTAAATCAACTTCTTTTCTAATAGTTATTGAAAAATCACTTGGGTTGGAAACAATAGAATCGTGCGACTTGTTTACGATATTTGAAATTTCGGATAATTTAAAAATATTCTCAAACCTCGAAGGAAAATTATCAAGGACTGCTTTCTTTGCTAATCCGATTACATTATCACCGAGTGAAGGTGTACTTAATGGGTCCCAAAAAATCATACCGCGGAGAATAACTTCAAAATAATCTGGGTTCATAAATTCAGGCAATATGGAAACACAAGTCTTCTCTAATAAAATTGACATTGCTACTTCGGCCTGTTGATTTACAGACGAAGAACTTTCATCATTGATGGAGATAAAAACTCTACCATACATTGGCGGTGTCATTGTTTCTCCACCCCACACATTAATTTTTGTAAATGGGTCTGGAGCATCACCAACAAACCCACTGCTTGCTAACAATGCCCTACAGTCTTCAACAGTAATCGCTCTATCTTGTGCCGCAAACCATTTTGGTGCAAAAAATCTAATCATTTCTATATTGGGTTCATTTGTACCACCCGAAGAAAGTTCAAAGGTTGTATTATCAGAAAGTGGATAACTTAAAGCAGTAAAATTACCTATATTATTTCCTTCTTCTCCGTTGCTCTTAATATAAGAAACTCTTACTTCATCTGATGGGACTATTTGCAATCCCACTTGAATGTTTTCAGTAGTCCCAACATTTCCACCAAACACAACAAAAAATCCAAGTTCACTTCTTTCTAACCAATAAACTTTACTTTTATTATCAAGACCTGCTTGAATATTATCTACCTTATCCCACTCTGTCCATTCTCCAGTATCAGAATTTTTAACTTCCACCCTAACAGTTTTAATATCAATATCCAATCCAAGCAAAAATGATTTTTGTGTATTTTGATCAATTATTAATGGAAGTTCTTTTAATAAATGTTTTGCTTCGGTGACAGTAACAGTCGCACTACCTTCACCATCAAAGTAATTTATTCCTGTTGTATAGAACGTATAAGGAATGCCATCGGCATCAGTCCCAGAAAATCTAGAATATCTTGGAATGGATGTGTTGGCATGACCAGAAGATGTCATTACTACTACTGCTGTTGCAGAAGTTTTTCCAGGCACAACATATCCCAAAGGTTTTACTAATGAAATAATAGATTCTAACCGTTGAGCAGAATCTAAGAACATTTCAGTTGCAATCATATTAGAATAATGACCATAATACATGGTATTGTATGCTAAAATATCTAAAAGAACTTGAACAGCAGAACCTGCATAGTCATAATCCTTTAATGTGTCTTGAGTTTTAAGATAATCAATGATGCTATTTTTAACTTCGTTAAAATCTAAACTTCCAAGTTGAATGTTTGGTGATGTAGACATTTATCGTACTCTCCCTAAAGAAATGCTCATAGATTCGTGAATCGGTGTTCCGCCGTTTGCCCACCCCAAAATAATATAATTTATAGTCAAAGTAATTTCATTTGAATCAATTTTATCCCGATCAAACTGAACACTATTTAATGAAATTCGTGGCTCCCATCGCTTCAAAACATATTCAATATCCCCACGCAATATTACCTCATCAACTCTTGTAAGATTTTCAAATAATAAAGAATTTAACCCCAATCCAAATGCGGATACAAATGGTTTTTCTCCTGGTGATGTTAAAATTATATTTTGGATAGATTGTCTAATAGAATTGGAATCTTTTTTTACAGAAACATCATTCGTAAAAGCATTCTTTGTAAAATCTATATCGAAATCTGAAAATTGGGCTTGGTTTGACACATTAAATCCTTTTTTATTATATTATGTATATGTTTATTGTAATAATTATTAGATAATTTTAAATTCACGGGTTTGGTTTTTCTTCTAATGTTGGAGCATCAAATTCATTGGGGTTATATATTGAACTATCCCTAGTCAAAAATAAAGTCATAGTATGCCGAAATCCCTGTTCTATCGAATGGGAAATGTTTTCAACTAACCACCTCCCGCCTGATTTTTTATTCTTTATTTTTTCACCAGTTCCGCTGGTATTAATTATATAAATTATTTGTCCAGGCCTGATTGTAAGGTCGCCATGCATTTTCATTACAGCACCAGAAGATTTAAGTAACATCATCTGTGCTTCTCTCCATAGGGGTTGGTGTTTAGGAGTATCCCAATAAGTAGAATATGTTCTTGTGTATTCAATAAATTCATTATATTTCTCACCCACACACGGACAGTTACAACTATATGGAGAGTTTAAATCGTTCCATGAACATCCCATCCACTCTTCGCCAAATAATTTATGTCCAGAAATAGCATCACACACATTTGTGTATTCAACTTCTTCTGGCATTTCTGGTTTTAATTCTGGACACGGACAGTTACAAAGAGGGTCTTCTTCGGGACATTCAGAATTATCAACCGGCCCTTCTGGATTCGCACATGGATATTTATCAAACACTCCCCAGTGGGATCGAGTTATCTGTTTTTTAATAGACCACTCTGCGTTAGCATAATGTCCAAGTTTTGATAATATGTTTAATTTATTCATTAAAATTCCCTATACTATCTATGTAAAATCAACCGATACCTCACCAAAATATGGCGGAGTTGGTTCGTTTGGAAGGAAATTTAATTTAGATGGTTCAAAACTACCTAGGTCATCAGCAGGCATATCGTTGAAATTAGGAATTTCAAAAGGGTCAAAAGGATTATGCCATATCCAAGTATCCGTAGGTACAAATATTCTATTATATGTTCCTGTCCAATCAGTATATACTTCGGGGTAGAACATTAAAGGCCCTTCGCAAACTGAATTGTCATCGGCATTGCCAGTAAGAATATCAAAACATGTTTGGTTAGAGTTTGCATCACCGAAATCGCATATTGGTACTCCACGAACAATCGGCCGAGCAGAAAATTTAAATCTAGGATATCTCCTGTATTGTACCATAACAGGAACAATATCACTGTGTACACCCCCAACGCCTTCGGTTTCATCTCTCCAAATCACCGACCAATCCTCATCATCATTAACCCCCTTAATTCTTAATGAAGAAAATAAAGTGTTGCACCACTCAGTGTCGGGATAAATACCATCACCCTCATCACCACCATATGAATTTGTATGATTACAGTGGGCCAAAATGTGACCAGTTTCTGGTTCTGTCGTTGTGGCTGGAATAATTGAATTTATAGTATTAACCATTCCGCCTATACTGTTTCCACCACCATCAACCGTGCATGTCCAGTCACCATTTCCATGAAGATATCGATATCGAATTTCAAACTTTTCTAATCTTGGGTCGGTACATGTGTTATCTCCTCTAAGAATTCTAACAGACACTTCTATAGGACACCCTTCACTTAGTACATTTCTAGAACCAGTAATGGCAAACCCATCTACCCATTCTATGTCATCGCAATCTTCTCTGGCATGTGGTTTTACTACGAATTCTCCAGGCCAACCATGAGCATACCAATTCACCATATCGCAACCAAGACCATCATCAGGATGTCCAACAAAAATCCCCTCTCCTTCTCCTGTATTAGATATCCAGTTGCCCAACATACCAGATGAACATGGAACAAATCCAGAACTTTGATTGTAACTTCCATCATACGTTACTGGTACTTGATAAGATATATCAAAATCTGTATGATTGCAGACTATTTCAGGAAGTTCATAATAACCACACTTAACACCAGTTAATGACATATTAACATTTGCATTAGATGAGTTTAGGTCACAATCATAATATGGCCAATAATATTCTGAGGTTTCTCCCGGCCACGTTTCACATCTTACATGTTCGGTTATCGAACAGAAATTGCTTGGGGGGCAGTGGCAATTACCACCCATTACACACCCACTATCAGGATCCCAATCGTCAAACACACCAAAGGGCGGGTCACACCCTTCAACTACATAATTTCTAAAATAACCATAGTCACTATTAGTTCCTACAGACATTGCACATTGTTCTCTGCTCATAATACCCAAGCACGAACATCCAGATATATCTAGTCCTATCTGGTAGATAGAAGATGGAATGGCATTGATGAGAGGTATACTGTACCCTTGACGACTGCACGTTTCCCACCAAAAGTTCATCTCCATCCACTCGTCAAGAGTATAGCAGGCAGGATACTCATTTGGGTCTATTCCTTCACATCCACAATTTTCACATTCACAACTCTCCCTACATGTGCAGTTATTACCGTAATCATCGCAACATGCAGGAATACAAACACCACTGCAACAACACTGATTATATTCGCAGTCATTATTATTAGCACATGAATAATTGAGGCATGGCCCGGGAATCTTACCCCACCGAATCAAATCTTCGTCCTTTACTCCATCATATGGTATTTTCAACACATACAAATTAACACCTTCTTTGTATGCGGAATACGCCGCAGCCAAAGCACTATACTCGTGCGAACTGGAAGCTGCCAAATCACCGCGGGTTATTATTATCATTATTTTTAATTTGTTGGCATCACTAAACTCAGCAAATTCTAGTCTCGCTAAATCTATTGCTTCTTTTACAGATTCTCCATCATAATGAGGGAGATTTTGAACTGCATCATCAACCTCATATATATTAGGTGTTAAATGTTTAATTAATGCCGCTTCGCCTCCATATGCAATAAGACCTACTCTGTGTAATCTATCATCATTGGGTTCGGTAAGTAAGAAAGGGAAATATTGTTCCCGCATTCCCGTTGCAATCATGTCAAGATATGATGGAAATTCTTCACCCGCAACAGACCTTCCAATATCAACAACAAACATCGTATCAATCTCTTGGGCCCATTCCCTTCTACAACAAATTCCCAAAACATTTTCACAACTCTCCCTACACTCCCCATCATCACAACACAACAATCCATCTTCACATGCATTATTTTCTCCGCAGTGATCGCATGTAGTTTTACAAAATCCGTCCGAACAGCAAATTTCAAATTCGGCACAGGGCCCTCCATCCCCACAATTTACATCTATACAACTTTCGCATTCTTCTTCTTCAGTTCCACACTCATCGCCGCACTCATTCCATCCATATTCAAATAAATCATCACCATCTCTGAAATCTTTACAGCACTCCCATTGAGGTTTTAAACCAGTGCAAATGTGTTCACCCAGGTCTTGATTTTCTACTTCTTGAATTAAACAACAAGGACCCAAACTGGATTCACATGGTATTTCTAATTCTTCGCATGTTGGACAACACCAATCTTGAATATTTTCTGATTCAGTATTGTTACACATACCTTCATAATTATCGGGATTCTGTCCGCCCCTATAACACTTACCACTCCACCCACCGAACTTTGATGAACATTGGTAGACATTTAAATTTTCACATTCGCCATCCGGCAAACAACATGCCGCTATGGGTAAACATGGGTTATTTTCATAATTGGATGCTATAGGATTTTCTAAATCTATAGTCTCTATCAATGAGATGCTTGTACAATTTTCATCTGGAACATGTTCTCCGAGAAATTCTTCACCCATAAATTTCCAAAAGTCATTATTGTATACAGAAGAATCATGCGGCCCGATTTCTCCCCACCCACCAAAACTCCAAGGTGGTCCCCCCACAGAATATGGATTGTGGCCACCAAACACTACCACTGCACCCTCTCCATATTGTTTAAATACAGCAATACATTCTGTAGATTTTTTTGTTATTGGTTCACCAGTTGCATTATATTCGTAAGACTCTGTTGCACCTATGAGGGCCTTTCCTTTTCTTTTTGTTATAATCCCATCACACCCACCAGTTCTATATCGGAAGTTTCGTTCTATACCATGCTCGTCAACCTTCACAAACGGTTTGTTTGTTTGATAGCATCGATATGTGTGTGGTTCTGGTGATATATTTTCTTCACCATATTCAAAAAATTCTTCACCTCCTGAACAATACGATGCAAAATTTAATAATCTTTGTCTGACTTCAACGAACGACAATGATATATTTTCTTCTTGGCCAATATTATCACAAGAAATATTGCACCCAAGAGATAAATCTATATTCCTATAATTAACGAATAACTCACTATAATTTAAATCTCGTTTCGGGGGGAAGATAACCAATTTACCGCCATTGAATACCCAATTCTTCACCCAATCCCAATCACCTTCCATCGGAATTGTAATATCCATTGACCCTTCGGCATCGCTACCACCGTTGGGATTCCTTGTAGAAAGCATCCCACTAAATGCTATATTGTGACATCTTATATTTTCATTGGTGCATTTCATTGTGCAGTCACCCATTGGTTTTAGTGGTGCATCATTATATTCTCTCCAAGCAAACCAACCATCATTAAATCTAGTATTATCATGTTCATTTCCATTTCCAATTAAAGACCAAGGAAGTGTGCCGACATGTGTACCACCCGAATGTAAAAATTGTGGTGGTAATAGTGGAGGTTCGCACGAATCATATGTTGGACATGCGTTTGGTCCTTCGGGATTTAATCTATGACAAATTTCACCTATGTGGTGTATACTTTCCATTTCCGAAATGGTTAAACCGTTCCAGTCATTAGAACCATACCAATAATCTACTCTGGAACTATCATCATTATACGAAGTAATACCTATCGCGCAAACTGGGCAATCACCAGACGTATTTTCATAGGTATATTCTGCATTGGGATTATTGGGGTCGTTTGGTTGATTTGGTTCTTGCGAAGAATTACACAAACTACCCTTACACCCATCACAACAACATGTTCTTTTCACACTCATTAATTAATAGGTATCTCTGGTGGTGGTTCATCACCAAACGGTTCGTTAGGTGGCGGTGGTGGTGCTAAAGGCACTTCAACTTCTTCACATTCACCACACATACCATCGTGTGCATTTTGTACATCAAAGAAATACAACTCTTCTGGTTCAAATGTTTCTTCATTGACAGCGTTCGGGACAGTTACCTTTAATGATTCCATAGGGAGTCTGTACATATTAACAATATGTTTTCTCCATTCTAATCCTTGGTCACCGTTAGTTGGACAAGAACTCTCACCCGCACTAAAGTATCCACCAACTGGCATCATTTGAAATGCTTCTGGATAATTATTTCCACCTTCATCTTCATCTCCATCAGCGGCATTAACACCAGGTCCTACAAACACATTATCACCCTGTTTAACATTCATTAATTCATTTATGTTAAAAGCACCAATACCAATATCGTCACCTGCAACACCTCTGCGACCATTTGGAATTACTACCACAGATAATGGAGAATCATCTTCAGTTAATATTTCTGGTTCAACATCTCCAGTATATCCATATATGTTTTCTGTTGGCCATATTTCAACTTCTCTCCACGAATATTCATATATCCCACCCCTATCATCATCTTGTATTAATACTGCATCATCTATAACTGCTAAAAATTCATCATTTCTTTCTTCCAATTTATCACAGCAAATCGAATGACGATATACATTCCACTTTTCTTGTTTCGTTTCTTGTGCTTTCACATCTTCCATACCATACAACTGGTCTTTTACTGTGATATTCAAATCTTTGCGTATTGCTTTAACTCTATTAATGGATAAATCGGTTTGGTCAAACATAGTTTGCCACAGCACATTGTTCGACTTGTCGTTTTTTGTTAAGTTGTGGTGGTATGGATTTTGAGTATTATATGGTGTTGAAAAATATCCATATAAATTATTTTCGTCATGCACTTCAACTGTTGTGTGGTTTACAGTTTTTATAGTATCTGGTAAGAATGCATATTTTTCAATCATGGGCCACTTTACAGCATCAGAATGATAGTTATATTTAATAGTATTTCTTTTATGAGATTTATCAAAAGGCAAATAATCAAAATAAGGGTCAGAATAATTTGGTTTTATGTGTTCATAAAAAGATGAATACACCCCATTTTGCCAAAAATCATAATGCTGATATTCATCAGATGACATAAAAGATAGAATTTTTGGATCTCCCCTTTCGACAAATTCATCCTTTGAGGATACTCCCATTATAATATGATAAATCCCTTTATCTTTTATGTCTGCTCGTTCATAAGCATCTCCGTAGGGGATGTTTTCATACTCATCTATAATTTTATTTACAGATTTAAAATGCCAACCATCAAAATCTTGCCAGAACAAAAAATTACATCCACTGCCAGATTCATCAACCGCATTTTCTGCTAAGTTTGACATTAATTGAAGAAGTGAAGGCGGTTCAGTTTCCTTGGACCAAGGATACATCAACTGTTCATTTTTTAACCATATATTATTTTTTGTAGATTCAATTTCCATATCTTTATTAGAGGTTGAAAATTCTGTAGACCCTGTATTAAAATATTTCTTTGCCAATTCATTAACTAATCCCGGTCCACTCTCTGATACATTTTCTTCATCAGAAGAATTTGCAATTGGTAAAAATTTATCAGTATCTGCGAAACTGGAACTATGAACCCAATCAGCGCGGTCAAGGAATGCACTTTCGCAGGAAGAAAAATTAATAATTAAAGTTAAAGGAACTGAAGATATTCCATACACAGACGGGTCGGTATAGTCGCCTCCAATACTAACATTATTTACACACAATTTTAATTCTGTCAAAGAATCTTTTATATAAGAATCTTCAAATTTCATATAGATATATTCAGAACCATTTATTTGAAAATCTTCATTGATGTTTGTAGGTTCATGGATTATTAGTGTACCTACAATGCCCATTGGTGAAAATATACCTTCATCAATATTTAAATTTATAAAAATATCTCTACCACGAAGTTCATCGTCCATTGGATATATTTTTAATGATTTAACTTCGACTTCTTCTGAGTCACCATCATTTTCATTGTCACCATCATTTTTATTATTATGAATCTTTTCTAATCTAAGTTCGTGAAATATAAATTCATGTGGTAGTTTATCTGAATCATCCATAAAATATTACCCCAACAACTGAACAAACCTAGTTGTACCTGGCGCCACATCTGCTGTTAATAACGAATCAATTTCTTCTGCAACCAGATAAATAATATTAGGTGATAGTATTTTAATTGTTCTATTTTTATCATTTTCTATATGGATATTGTCAGACACACTAATGCTATTGATTGAAGAAGGAGTATTATCAATAATATATTTGTATAATATACTAGAAGTCATCCCACATAAATTTTCTGTGGTATAAAAACTGCCTGTCGGTTCATTATTAATAGAATCAATACCCGAATATGGACTGATTTCATTATTCTCATATTCAAATTTAGATACACCATCCAATATAGTTGTTTTCTTTTTAATTATACCAAAAGTTGCTCCTGCGGTTGCACAATGTAAACCATATGCATTTATGCCGTCAGAACCGGTCGTTGGCCCAAGAATTTGAGAACAATATGTACTACCAGAGTATTGGGGCGCGCACGCGGTTGCACCAAACCCACCTACAGTTGTATAGCCCGTGTCAGCATTTCCCCTAAACACATAAAATTCGTCACCACCATTCATAGTCCCTTTGCTCTGTTTGATGTCTATTTTATGAAGAAATGAATCATACGAATCAACAATACCAAATGTATTGATATCAATTGAACCCAACTGAGTAGTATCCCGTTTTACAATAACATCATCATCTTGAATTAGTAGACTTTCAAGTATGAAATAACTATTCCCAATTAAAAAATTCTCTGATAATTTTGTGATATTGGAAACTGACCTAGGCCATTGATTGGTAACATCAACAATATTATTAAACATTAATATTAACCACCACATAGAAGTAGTACCATACAATCTTTGGGATACGTCTTCTGGTGTTTCACCATCAGATACAACATAAAATTCAAAATTGGAAGAATTATTTCTTGATTCTTCAGTAAATGCAACTCTACGGAAAATATCCGACATTTCCATTTCACTAACTTTTCCGTTAGAAAATGTATATTTTATTTTTCTTATATCATTAAAACTCATTATAATATAATACCTTAAATATCTTTTCGTACAAAATCTTTGTTGTAATTCCCTTTATCCTTGTCCCATGCCCTACGCGCAACAGCGAGTGGCATAAGATACGGAACTTCGTTCTCACTTCGATGAAATATTCCTTGGGAGTCTGTTCTTGCAGCCACCGCTGGTTGTATTTCAATGAAAGTTAATGACAATTGTGTAACCATTGGACTTTTGCCTTTATCTTCATCAATGCGTGTTGTGTATATTCCACCACCAGCAGTTGGGGTTATTCCAACCGCAGACAACCGAGATGGCATCGGGCCCAAATCCCACCTAAAAGAAGGCTTCTGCGTATTTAAATCTATAATTTGAGTTAGCCACATGGGTGGTACTTGCCATCTGTTGTGTCCCTTGGACTTTGGGCCCATGATGGGATATGCCATTGTTTGAAATGTTTTACATATTCTAGAAATAAGGTCAGAATCTCCTTTTATTTTTGGGATTAAATTCCACATATATGTAATTTGTCTTAAAGCAGGCGATTTTAGTTGTGCTTCAATTCCGTCAACAAGAGCGCGTGCTTTTTCAGAATCATCAACATCTTTGTCAACTGGCCACCAGTTTTTAATTGTCCAAAACTCAGTCCAATAAGACGAACCAACATTCCAATAAGCATTGTTTTCAGAGAACCCATATCCGATACTGTTTGTAACTTGTATATTATTTGGAGCAGGAAGAACAATATCAGCGTATATACTTCCTGCATCAGAGACGAATGAACCGTCATATCCCTGTGCGGATGTAGCCTTTGCCCTAAATATAAGACTCAAATCTTCATCGTTTTGCAACTCCGATTGGGGAAAGGTTAGTGTTGCTGTTTTCCCGTATAAATTAATTATATTGTCTGCTGGATTCTTGATCATGAGTGAAATCCCGTCCCTTTTTTTTACATATACACTTGTACATTATATATATGATAGTTTAAACAATACAATAATGGCATACAAAACATACTATAAAATTAAAAATAAATCAAAATATATTGGAAATCACAACAATATTGTTTGTCGGTCTTTGTGGGAAAGACGAGTATGTAGATATCTGGACGAAAATATAAATATACTTTCATGGGGAAGTGAAGAAATTAGCATTCCGTATTATTCCCCCATAGATAAAAAAAACCACAAATATTTCCCAGACTTCATTATAGAAATGAAAAACAATGACGGAACAACCAGAACAATAATAATAGAAGTGAAACCCAAAAAACAAACAACTCCACCAAAGAAACCCAAACGGCAAACAAAAAATTTTATAAACGAATGCATTACATTCTCAATAAATGAAGCGAAATGGAAATCAGCAGAGCAATTCTGTAAAAAGAAAAAATGGAAATTTATAATTTTAACTGAAGATGATATACTCCCATAACCATACATATATCAATGAATATTAGTATTCCCACATTTAAAACACTGATAGGTGGTGATTTATCACTGGCCAGTAGGTACGAGGTAACTATACCAATCCCTGCGGTGATACAGGAATTTAAATCCAGCGATAAGGCAGACGAGAATCTAATACTACAACCAGAATCAATAAATTTACCAGGCAGAACATTCAAAACATTTGAAGATGAAACGTATGGACCGCCACGAATAATTCCACTAAGGGAACAATATGAACCAGTAGTTATGACATTTCCTGTATCTGGTAATTGGAGAGAAAGGTCATTCTTTGAGTACTGGATGAAGGAGGGGATAATCAATCCCAGAACAAAAACCCTCACATACACACCCAAAACTAATAATGGCGTATCGGTGACGATAAGGACCCTTGCCAGGGATGGGTACGCGTCAAGTATATTTAAATTAAATGAAGCATATCCACTTTCTATAATTCCAATAAATATGGGATTTGGGATGTATAATGATTATACTAGACTGCAAGTTACTCTCGCATATAGAGATTATGTATATGAGACATACAGCGAAGTTTGGGATTCCGGGGTGCCGCGCGGCGCCAATAAGCGCGCGACCGAGATGGGCACGATAAGCGCATTCCGTAGAGATCAAGCAACGGACTTGTTGAAAAATACTACGTTCCGATAATACCCAGTGGTCCCCTAGTTTGTATTTATCCGATACATAAAAATATAATAATGGAGAAACATAATGAATATATCAAACCTATTGCCAATAACACCCAAATATGAATTGACAATTCCATCCACAAAAGAAATAATTAAGTTTAGACCTTTCTTAGTAAAAGAAGAAAAAATTCTATTACTGGCCCAACAATCTAATAATAATGCAACTATATTAACTGCTATTAAAACAATAATAGAAGATTGTACAGACGGAATACAAAATGCAGGCGAACTTCCACTATTCGATGTTGAATACATATTCCTTCAACTAAGAGCAAAATCTATTGGAGAATTAATAGAACCTTCTATCATTTGTCCAGAAACAGATGAAAAAATAGATGTTCAAATTAACATCAACGATATGCAAGTTTTACATAATGAAACTCATACAAAAAATATTAAAATAGATAATAATATTATTATTGGTATGAAATATCCTTCTCTAAATATATTACAAGAAAAAAACCACCCAATAGATTCATTAGACCCTATATCATTTTATGACCTTTTGGTTTCATGTATAGAAAATATCCAGACGCCAGATGAGAATATAAGTGTTGCAGATAATATCTCTGATGAAGAAATATCACAGTTTGTAGACAACTTAACAAAATCTCAATTTGAAACCCTATTAGATTTTTTTATTACTTCTCCAAGATTAGAATACACAGTACAGTACACCACATCTGATGGTCAGGAACGAGAGGTGGTGCTATCAGGACTGTCGGATTTTTTCGGTTAGGCCTAAGTCATATGGGCCTGAAAGATTATTATAAACTTATATTTCAATTGATACATAATCACAATTACAGTTTAACAGAATTAGAATCGATGCTTCCTTGGGAAAGAGATATATACATATCACAATTGATAGAATATATAGAGATAGAAAATGAAAAACTCCAAATTCAGCAAATAGAAACGCAAGCACGAGGTAGGATGTAATAATGACAAACAAACCAGATAATTTTTTTGACGAGGTTCTAGATTACTTCCTAAAAAGAAACAAAAAAGATTCAACAGATGAACGAATATCATCAAGTATAAGCAAAAGAGATGAAGAATCTTTTCTTAAATATTATTCCAATTCCCCCATTAAATCTACTAAGATAACAATCCAACCAAAATTAAAAGATATCCCCGTTGTAACATCTCCTACACAAACACCACAAAACGAAAATATAAACGTAACACGATTAGAAAAAACAATTAAAACAATTAAAGATATACTAAATGGTTTAATAAAAACCAAAAAAGTAAATCTTATGTCAATTAACAAAAACAATAAAACTACAACACTTTCTCCAGAGAAAATTTTTAATATAAAAAATACTACAAATATATTAAGAAAAATGTCAGAAAAAACATTTCACAATCTAACAGAAAACGATTTCGTTTCTCAGATGTTTAATAATGTTGAAAATTTATCAAAACGAACTCAAGTTTACAATAACAACCAAGTCGAAAATTTATCGAAGCAGTCTGAGATATACAACCAAGTCGAAAATTTATCGAAGCAGTCTGAGATATACAACCAAGTCGAAAATTTATCGAAACAAACACACACACTTAATAATAATATTAAAC